ATATAATAACTTAAATTGAAGGATAATTATGTCTATAGAAATAAAAATACCAATTGAAAAGTTGAAAACCAGAAAGCTGTTCATCGCCACCCCAATGTACGGTGGGCAATGTGCTGGTATGTACACCAAATCCATCGCAGACCTTTCTGGACTTTGCACCCATTATGGCATTCAAGTTAGGTTCTTTTTCTTATTTAATGAATCTCTGATTACAAGGGCTAGAAACTATTGCGTTGATGAATTTATGCGCAGCGGGGATACTCACCTGATGTTTATTGATTCGGATATCGGTTTTAATCCACAAGATGTTATAGCACTTCTTGCATTACAATCAGAAGATGAAACTGAAGACAACTACGATATTATCGCAGGTCCGTACCCAAAGAAATGTATTAGTTGGGAAAAAATTAAGTTGGCTGTTGATAAAGGGTTTGCTGACGAAAATCCAAACGCATTGGAAAATTTTGTGGGTGATTATGTATTCAACCCAGCAGAGGGTATTAAGGAAATTCCAATATCACAGCCAGTTGAAGTGCTTGAAGCTGGCACTGGATTTATGATGATTCGTAGGAAAACTTTTGAAAAGTTTACCGAACAATATCCACAGCAGTTTTATAAGCCGGATCATGTAAGAACAGAACACTTTGATGGTTCTAGGGAAATTGTTGCCTATTTTGATACGCCAATTGACCATAAGAGAACCAATATCGTTGAAGAGTTAAAAATGTTTTTGGATAAGTCTGAGAATGCTACACATGATGAAATTATTGAATTTGTACAAGACCCGAATAATGGAATTAAGAGTTATTCAAAGAGATACCTCTCAGAAGATTATATGTTTTGTCAGTGGACTCGTAAGGCTGGATTGAAAGTATGGTTTTGTCCTTGGATGAAGTTGCAACATATAGGTTCTTATATTTTTGGCGGCTCTTTGGCTGACTTGGCTCAAATTGGCGCGGCAGCAACTGCTGATACAAATATTTTAAAATCAGTGAAGAAAAAGTGAAGTAAAATTAATATAATATAAATTGGAGAATATAATGAAGATTGATGCAAGTACCACTAAAGTATTAAAGAATTTTTCATCTATTAATACAGCTATGATGGTTAGAGAGGGTAACGTGATTCGTACAATTTCGCCATCTAAAACTATTATGGCAAAAGCCACGTTGACACAAAATTTCCCAAGGTCTTTCGCTATTCACGATTTGTCAAGATTCCTTGGAACAATTTCTTTATTTGAGGATGGTGACATTGAATTTGGTGATAGAAGTTTAACTATCAAACAGGGTAATGATGCGTGCAATATTGGATATACCGACCCATCGTTGATTGTTGTAGCACCAGAAAAAGACATTGACCTTAAAGACGCTGATGTAAGTTTTTCATTAACTGAAGAAACTTTAAACAAAGTAAATAGGGCATTGGGTGTAGTTTCTCTCCCGGAAATTGCGGTTACGGGTGTTGATGGTAAATTGTATGTTCAAGCAGTAGATACTAAGGGTACAACCTCTGATGTATTCAGTGTAGAAGTTGGTAAAACTGACGCAACTTTCAGAGCAGTATTCCGTTCCGATAATATCAAGTTGATGGGTGGTAATTATGAAGTAAAGATATCGGCAAAGGGTTTGGCTCACTTCAAGGGTGATAACATTGAATATTGGATTGCTGTTGAGGCAAATTCCACATACGATAAGTAGTTTTGATTTTAAATTTTATTATGAGGTAGATTATGCTTGAAGACTTTTTGTGGGTGGAAAAATATAGACCGAGAACTGTTTCTGATACGATATTAAATGAACAATTAAAATCCGTATTCCAACAGTTTGTTGATCAAAAAAATATACCAAATTTGATTCTTTCTGGTAGTTCCGGTGTTGGTAAAACAACTATAGCCAGAGCAATGTTGGGAGAATTGGGCTGCGACTACATAATTATAAACGGGTCGTTGAATGGTAATATTGATACTTTGAGGAATGACATTAGTAGGTTTGCTTCTTCTATATCACTTTCCGGTGGTAGAAAATATGTTATCCTAGATGAAGCTGACTATCTAACTAATAACACCCAACCAGCTCTTAGAAATTTCATGGAAGAATTTTCTAAGAACTGTGGTTTTATTTTAACCTGCAATTTCAAAGATAAAATTATTGCACCACTACATTCAAGATGTTCTGTTATTGATTTTAAATTAACAAAGAATGATATGGGCAGTTTGGCTAGTCAATTTATGAAAAGGGTTTGTACTATTCTTGAAAAAGAAAATGTCCCTTATGAAAAACCAGTTATAGCTGAAGTTATTAAAAAACATTTTCCAGATTGGAGAAGGGTATTAAATGAACTTCAAAGATACTCGGCAACTGGTAAAATAGACACTGGTATACTGTCATCTATAAAAGATATAAGTTTGAACAAGTTGATGCAGTTTTTGAAAGAAAAGGACTTCACCAGTTTTCGTAAGTGGGTTGGGGAATCTGATGGTGATGCTAATGATTTTTTCAGAGCCATGTTTGATAAGTGTGAGGAGTATATGCCAAAGTCCAGCATTCCCAATCTTGTCATGATAATTGCAAAATACCAATACCAAAATACCTTTGTTGCAAACCCTGATATCAACTTGACTGCCTGCCTTGTTGAAATTTCAGCAGAATGCCAATTTAAATAAATGTTTTTAAATAATAAAAAATGCGGGGTTTGCAGCACAAAGCTGAAAAAAGATAAAGTGAATGAATTGAGACTTAACACAGTAGATGCTGGTGGCATAGCAATTGAAATTTGTGATGAATGTGCAGATTTTTTTGATAAATCGGCTGATTTATTGAGGGCTAAGAAGGATGAGTGACCCATTTGAATATGTGAATTCAATCAATTATACTAAAAAGAACTTGATAGAAAACTCTGATGATAAAACACAAGCTGAAAAGAGCTATAGTCCATGGTTGGTGAACACAGCATTGTCATATTTCCCGGATACCGTGTATTATGCCAACATGATGAACGGCAACTACCACCTTGACAACAAACTACAATATTCATTTTTAATAAATATAATCAGACCCAAGAAACGATTCAGCAAATGGGTTAAAAAGAAAGAAGATGAAAATTTAAAGGCTGTTTGCAATGCTTATGGATATAATGTAAAAAAGGCAAAAGTTGCATTACAGATTCTTTCACCTGAGCAAGTTATAAAAATAATAAAATTACAGGGTGATTAAAATGGATATATTAAACAGTTTGGTAGAGGTGGAGTTGAAAGAAGAAGATGATTTTTTAAAGGTTAAAGAAACCCTGACAAGAATAGGAATTTCATCTAAAAAAGATAAAACATTGTACCAATCTTGCCATATTTTACACAAGAGGGGTAAGTATTATATCGTTCATTTTAAAGAGTTGTTTGCATTGGACGGCAAAAATACAGATTATTTTGAACAAGATGGTGACAAATCAAGAAGGAATACCATAGCAAAACTTTTAAGTGACTGGGGGCTGGTCAAACTTGTAAATGCAGATATTGTTACAGATCCAGTTGCATCAATGAATCAGATAAAGGTCATTTCTTTCAGAGAAAAAAATGATTGGCATTTGGTAGCTAAATATGATATTGGTAAAAAATAAAGGAGAATGATATGCTAGAATATATTGCTGTAATTGGTGCAGGATTGCTCGCGGGTTGGTACATTATGCGACCAGCGTGGGTCAAAAGTGTAAAGGAAGAAGTGCGTGAAGAAATTGTAGAAGCTGTTGAAGAAGTTAAGGCAAAGGTGTCAAGGAAGAAAAAGGTTTAATACACGCAGTTTTTAATTATGGGATAAAATTATATTATGAAACAATTGATATTCGATATCGAAACGTTAGATAAAAATTCTGAGTGTATAATACTATGCGCAAGTTTTTTAATCTATGATTTGATAGAGGATTCTAACACCAATTTGAAAGATCTTGAACTTAAAATCAAGACTTTCAAATTGTGTGTGGAATCTCAACAAAAGATGGGTAGAACGTCCAGCAAAGAAACTACAGACTGGTGGAAAACCCAATTAAAAGAAAGTCCACATTTAAAATCTATCCTATTGAAATCTGAAAACGATTTGACACCAGTGGATTTTTATTCACAATTAACTTCATGGTTAAAATCTGAAGGGTACAATAAGAAAAATCACTTTGCTTGGCAAAGAGGTTCATTAGATATAATGGCTATTGATAGTTTATTCAACATGTGTAATTACAAAGATAAAGATTACCCTATATTATGGTGGAAGGTCAGAGATTTGAGAACTGCCATTGATCTTTTGGGTGATACTCAGTTGAATGGATATGTTAAAAACGTAAAAGAAAAAATACTTGTGGAATTGCCCAACTTCACGAAACACAATCCAATTCATGATATTCTATTGGAAGTTTTCCAATTGCGGGAAATAGGTTTATTTAAAAACTAAATTAAAGGAAAAAAAATATGGAATTTAATATTGTACAACTAGAACGCAGTCTCCCAAGTGGTTTAGTAACAACTGTCCACTGGACGGCAAGTCAAACTACAAGTGGAACAACTGCATCTACTTATGGTTCTGTTGGTTTAAGTGGAGATCCTCTAGATCCTTCATTTATTCCTTATGACGATCTAACTAAATCGCAAGCAATTTTATGGCTTGAAAATGCATTAGGTGCTGAAGCTCTTGTTAGTATGCAAGCAAACTTAGATGCACAAATTGCAGCTATCAAAAATCCAGTTTCAGCTAGTGGTGTTCCTTGGAGTACCATTCTTTATCCTCAAGGATCATGAACTTCAAGTCATTGATTTATAAAGGGTTGTAATCCTTTACTTTATTTCCTTAATACTTTATACTGTATTATAAGTTAAAGTTAAATAAAGGAAACAAATATGATAGGTGATAATATGGTTACAAGTAGTGATGATACAGTTACTATTAAGTTTTATGTTCTCGGCGATATTTACGAATTCACCGCTGAGACGCCATTTAAGGCGATGGAACTGTGTAACCGCCAAGTGATTGATAAATTGGATTTGCATCCTATGGCTTGGGCTGATGCTGGTCCAAATGCGTATTCGTGTCAGTCTGGCAACTTTTTTGATTAATATGAATAAAACAAACGAA